AACGTAGACATGTCCATCTTGTATACTGTTGTACTCTGCTTTGTGTCTACGTCCCAACAGCTTAGCTAAAAGTTTAGGGCTTGGTTGTTTACCTTCTTTATACTTTTTCTTGACTGTATTTTCTGTTCTTCTTATGTCATAACAATCAATACACTTGTAGTGCTTTTTACCTACAAAAGAAAACCACCAGTTGACAGGCGTTTCCAGTACTATCCCACACTCTATACAATTTTTAATGTGTTTCACTCCAGTTCTCCCCAACTTTGTAAGCCCCATCTAAAGGACAATTTAAATTAAACATGCACCCTGCTTCCTTGAGAGCTTGTACTCCTGCTTTGCCAACGGCTACTGCATCATCAACGTAACATTCAATCTGCCATTCGTCATGTACATTAGCTACAAACTTAGCATCCCAACCATGCCTAGTTATCTTTTCGTTTAAGATAATTAAAGCTTTCTTCATTACAATTGCTCCTGCTCCTTGCAACAAGGTATTCAAGGCGGCGTGTTCTGAACGCACTGTAAGCTTTCGTCCGTCTAACGCTTTAATGAATCCGCTTTTAGCTTCTCTTTGTACTCTGTCTGTAAGCTTTTTAAATGCAGGGAGATTATCAAAGAAGCGTTGTCTAAGTCCTTTCCCAGACGATCTACCTCGTCCAACCACTGACCCAAGCTTTGCATCTCCTGCTCCGTACAAAAGCGCATAGATGAAAGTCTTTGCCTTATCTCTTGATTCAAGTTCAGCAAGCCCTTGATTAGTGGTGTGTATGTCTCCGTTAAGTATTTCATTAGTATAATCCTTATCGTTTAAATAATGTGCTAACATCCTGAGTTCAAGCTGAGCGGCATCAATACCTACAAGCCTGTGGTTCTCTGGCACTGTCCAACAAGACCGACAGTCCTCACCAAACGGCGATGTACTGCTTGGAATCTGAGCCATGTTAGGATGAGAATGAGTCATGCGAGATGTCACCGCACCGTTAGGATTAACATACCCATGCACTCTACCTGTCTCCATGTTAAGTTCTTTGATCCAACTTTTAGTCTGAGCTAAACGCTTCTGTAACATAAGATACTTAGCAATCATTGCGGCTTGTGGAATACCCTTAACTTTATTTAAAGTTGACTCATCTACAATAGGCTGACCTGTAGGTGTATGCTTCTGAGGCTTCCAACCAAAACGAATTAGGTACTCACCGATTTGTTTACGTGAGCCTAAGTTAAACGGCGTTTCAGTTCTACGTGCAATCGGCTTTCCTTCTATGTCTAAAGATAATCTTTCATACTCATCTTCGGTAAGCCTTGTACCGTTACCGTGTTGGTCGGTTGCTGTCTTAGCTACTGCGCCTGTCGCTGTGTACTTGGGTGATAGTATTTGGGTGGTAACTACAGGCCGGAACTCTTCCTGAACCTCTTGTTCTAAGTCATGTAGTTTAGTTTCAAACATAGCCATCAAGCCCATAACTTTTTGCACATCTAATAAGAAACCGTTTGTGCGCTGTTGGTCTATGATCTTAGCTACTGCATGTTCTATCTGCACTGACTCAGGTGTAAAGCCACGGCTCTCAACCTTTAACGCCTCGTAAACTTTAGTGTTAAGCACGACATCGTTCTTACAATACTCTAACATCTCAGGTGTATAAGCATCCCAAGCATCATCTTGTTTTCCAAAGTCACCCTTCTTAAAACCTAGGCGATATCCCCATCCTTCTAGGCCGTGGTTCCCTTCTCGTGTTGGCTTGAATAAGCGTGACAGAACCAAGGTATCAACAATTTTCTTATCAAACAAATCAACACCCGCTATCTTTTTAATGACAGGAATGTCGTAGCCTATTATGTTGTGTCCAATTAGTTTAGTTGCAGAAGATAACATGTCGTAACCTTCTTGCAGTTGGGTGTTGTCAAAGGTGAAGACATCCATAGTGTCTACGTCTTGAGCAACAATACAGAAAACCTTAGTGGGATCTAAGCCGTCTGCTTCTATATCAAATACTAAGTTACTCATATTATATCTCCGTCAAACTGTGATTCATCATAGTCGTCCATCTCTTTAAGTCTGCCTGTCTTACTATCGTACAGTAAATGTGAGGCAACGCCAACATCTCCAGTGTATCTAGACTTCAGTACCCTGACCTTAGTGGTCGATGCTTCTATCTCGTCTTCGGATTGTTGGTTACGCTCCAGTGCAATCACGCAGTCTGATAACTGAGCAATACTTTGTGAGCCTCTGAGATGATTAAGCCCTGTCTCTATGCCGTTCTCGTGACCTCTGTTGCCCTCTACTCTACGCAAGTGAGATACCAGTATCATACCACAGCCTGTCTCTTCTACCATAGTTCTGAGGCGATGCATGATGCCGTCAATAGCTTTACGCTCATCGTTTTCTAATGTAGATAAAACTAACATGTGAAGGTGATCAACTACAATCCATTTACAATCTAGACCGATGATCATATAGCGTAGCTTACTGAAGATGTCTTCTAGGTTATTAACACCGTGATGTGCATGAATCCAAACACGACCATCGTTGTCACCCATAAAGACTTTCTTAAAGCAATCGTCTAACTGGTCGTCTGTGTATTGAGCCTTGACACTATCAAGGTGAAGCTTAGCGTTAGCCTCTACTGCCATGATACCTTCAGCAGTACGTGACCAGTTCTCCTCCAGTGCTACAACACCTACGTTATCTTCTGTATTATTAATCAACCAGTGTTCAATCTCTCTGGTTACTGAGGACTTACCCAAGCCTGTTCCACCTGTAAGGGTGACTAACTCACCTGCTCTCATACCTTCTAGCTTAGTATTAAGACCACGCCACGGGTAAGGTATAGCTGTTTTCTTTTCTAGTCTTAGCTGTTGATAGGCTTCAAACTGATCAGATAGATTTAATACACCAGAAGGCGTATAGACTTTAGCATCCCAAAAAGAACTGACGTATGCGGCGTGTCTACCTTGACGCAACATATCGTTAGCGTCTTTGTAGTCCACAGGCAACGTCATTATCTTAGCTTTCTTAGGTGTTAGTAGCTTTGCAATTGCTTGAGCGGCATCCTTGCCCACCTTGTCGTTGTCAAAGTTAATGACAACAGAATCAAATGACTCAAGGTACTCAAGACTATGCTTAACATCAGCAACGCCTCCTTGCGCTCCTGATTTTATAGATACGACAGGCCACTTACTACCCATAAGTTCGTAAGCGGCCATTGCATCGCACTCGCCTTCTGTTAATGTTATAAACTTACCACCCGCTTTGAATAGATTCTCTCCAAACAAGCCAACTTCTTTTGAGCTTCCTGCCCAAGAAAAGTTTTTATTCTGCATACGAATTTTAGTTCCTGCTAACTCGTGTCCATTGTAATACGGGTAATAATGCTTATCAATCTTACCGTTAACTGTAGTTGATCTAACACCGAACTTCTTAGCTGTAGCTAAGCTTATCTTGCGGTCAGTCAGTTCGTTAAAAGAAGCGGTAGGGTTGGGTGAAGAGGAGACTCTTGAACTATTCTCCATCGGGGTCTTCCTTTGATACCCTTTTAAATCCTTTGCGGTATCTGGTTGGTGTACTTCCGCTGTACTATAACTATGAAAATATTTCCTACAAACAAAACAGTAGGCCGACCCATCTGAATTGATGGAAGCCCCGTCAGTAGACCCACATGAATCATCCTGACAGGGTTGGTGCAGTTTAACGAAAGCCATTCGGCTTACTCCTCGGTGGTTTCTACTTCCTCTGTAGACAATGCCTCTTCCGTGAGGTGGTTAGATTTAAGATCAGTCATCAATGCAACTGTCGCGGCTTGCATCAACCCCACAGTCATTGAAGCTTCTCTAAGGTTTTTATTTGCTTCTACTAGGTGGTTTAGAACTGCCCTACCCTCGTCTGAGAGTAGGTCTGATTCATATTCCACGCCATCCACTGTTACTGTAGTCATTACAACTCGTCCTCCATTTCACTATCAAGTGCATCAAACTCCGCTCCGTCTGCTGATCCAACTTCTATTAAGCTGAGAACCTGCATAGCTTGAAAGTCTAACCCGTAAAAGGTCTTGCCTTTCCATTCCGATTGCCATTCTTTATACTGAACTTTAACTTCAGAACCGTTACCTATTCTAGCATCTAATGGATTCTTATATGCGTCCACTAATCGTGGAGCAGGTCGTATCATACCATTAGGGCCATTCACTTTGCGTTTGATTACAATCGCAGGGCCTTCATCCATCTCCTTAATACTAAATCCTCGTGATTTAAAATCTTCAGCAGTAACCTCATCAACAACTAGATTAACAGAATACACTGGTTCAAAAGTTGTGTTGGGTGTAGTTGCTGATACCCAGTAAGCTGTACCTTGTAATATTGCCATGTCGCTTTTCCTTTTATTGGTTTTAAAATTGAATGTGGATTGTACCACGGGTAAATAAAATATGCAAACTATTTTTTAAACGCTGTCTGCATTAGCGTATCGTACTCAGTACTATCAATTATAAATTGTATTACAGTTTGCTCCTTAACATTGTACATAGCACACGCCCTGCTTAATGGAACCTTACCATCGACTACATCTGTCGCGGCTCTAGCTGTTGCAATTGCGGCGGGGCTTGGGCTACCTGATATGCTTTCTGCAAACATTATTTCTTCTCCTCGTCTATCATAAGTTCTGAAATGTATAGCAACTTAATTGCAACTGCCAGTGTTATAGTACCTACAAATAATAAAACAATATTATATATCATATAAACCTCACTTTAATAATAGAAAAACAACTGCAAAAAAGTATGCAATTGAACATAGGAGTAAGAACCTAATCACTCTTACAATTGCTACAGGCTTAGGATCTTGCTCCATTACATTATTCTTTATCCATCTCAGAAACCCAAGGCCAGTGTCGCTCAGAAAGTTTACTGCTTTTATCATCATCTTCTTTTAACTCCTCTCTATTGTATTTAAAGATAGCATCAAAGTTACTGTTGTATTTCTTTGCGTCTACCTTCCGCTGTCTATCACCTTTACCGCCATGTGTTGAATCACCCATTTTAATCCTCCAACAAAAATACCTGACCAAAAGTTATGACACAAAAGGGTAGGCAGATAACCGTACCCTCAAACTGTGCCGCCTCATATATATCAGAATCATTTAACACGACCCATACTGCACGACTATCTGTAAACTCTAAGTCAAAACCCACGCCATTACGCAGGTTAAGACTTAAATTATATTTACCAAAAGTTTTTGTCATACTATGCCGCCTTCATAAAGTTATTATATCTAACAGCCTCACGAACTACCTGCTGTCTGTCGTTATTAATTGATGCAATGTTTACTCTGCTTGAAGGCCGTGAAGCATCAGCATGAGTTGACCAATCAGTCATGGCATTGTACACCCCCCAGTAGTTTTTTCCAAGGCGTTTAGAATATACACTGGAGTATACATTCCACATATATTCTAAACTTGTGTTACGTCTAGCCATATCAGCCATAACATATTCAGGAACAGAGTTGCCCTCTGCAAGAAGCTTTAAAGCTGCAGTACATTTAAGTGCAGTAGCAAAGAAACTAAAGGCCGCATAATCACTGCACTCTGTACCGTGCCACTGTTGCCACAGTTCACGCTCAGTGTTAAAGGTCTGCAAACATTTAGTAACTACCCTGCCACCTAACTCAATATCTAAAGACTGAGTGTGTTTAGATTTATACACTGCGACCTCACCACTCACAAAGACTTGAAGATTAGTACAAGCAAACTGAGTTGCGGCGGCACTAATCATGTACGGCCAAGTCCCATCGAAAGATGATATAGATAGTAGGCTCAAAGATGCACTGTCACCATCACTGGTTTTGTATGTATGCTCTGGCAACTTGTATTGAACAAAAGTTCTTGCTCCATTGTGAGATGTCCTGATTGTCTCTTGCATGTTATCGGTACATAAGTCAGAACGCTCAATGATGTTACGAGTAACGTCTATCATGTGTTTAGGTGCTACTGCCTTGTAGCCTTGACCATGAATACCTAGCTCTTCACATGTATCAGTACGGTAGATAACATTCTTGGTACTCTCATAAGCATCAAGATAAACCAAAGGTGCAGTTCCTATATCAAAATCAGCTTGACCATAACCTCTATTGCGGATTGTTGTAAGGGCTGAATTGTTTGTAAACATCGGTGTAATATTATTCATTTTGTTTCTCCAATTGTAAAATTAAATACGAAAGTGCTTGACAACAGTTTTTAAACTGTTAAAATCTATAAAGTTCTTC